GTAAAATATAAATTTTCCCACGGAATATCTTTGAAGACGGCGGCGATGCTAAGGGGGTACCGCACTTTTTTGACCCTCCCCCCGGTCTGAAAAGTTTTTTATATTAATATTATATAGAAATACAGACAAAAAGAACAGGAATTGTAGCGTTAGCGACTAATTTTCCTGTTCTTTGTAATACTAATACTACAAGTAGTGTTGCGTAGGCAGAACGTTCTGTCTGCAAAACTTTAGCAAAAGCAGAATGAAACTAATTGAAACTGAATTGAACTAATGCAAAGCTTGAACTAAACTAAAACGTTTCTATTGTTGTACAATGCAACACTAATGTGTTAGTCATCATAGTCATTACGTGACACAAGCTTGTAGTTACCTGTTAGGTTGTAGTCTAGTATCTCATCGATAGCTGCATCCATTATGTAGTCATTGGTATAATCGTCCATCTCAGGATCAAGAGTTCCAATAAGTCTAGCAATGTAAGCACAAGTGTTGTAGCCTTTAGCTGTATCGAATGCATACCATTCGTTGAAGTGTGTGAATGGTGACCAAGGATTGTCGGTTGTAGTAAGCATATAGTTACCATACTCTGTTGGGTCCATAGTCATATCGTCAGACATTCTAATCACCATCCTTACTCATTAATCATTGCGCTTACAGTAGACGTTGATACGCCAAGGGCGTCTGCTATCTCAGCCAGGGTCGCCCCGTTTGCATCCATGGCCTTAGCCCTAGCGATGTGTGCCGGGGACATTACAGTCTTTGCCCTAGGCGTGGCTAAGCTTTTAAGACGATCGGGATCGGTATTGTTTATGATTGCAGTAAGCTTCGTCTTAGATATAGCTCCTGCTTGTATGGCTTCCCATTCCTTATCACTAATGACTATCTGTGTCTTGCCACCGCCCAAAGCATTGCGAGCAGCCTCAAGGTATTGCCCCTTCTTTTTCTTCTTCTCATCATCCGAAGCATGGGGGTTGTCATGAATATACTGAGAGTACTTATACCCGGCAATGACCTGCGCTTTACGCTCCACTGGCTTATGTGCTTCTGCTACTTGAAGAGCGGCATTGAGTCTAGCAACCTCGGTCGCATATGTTTTAGCAGCGGCCGGAGAATATGTGTAGCCCTTTGCACCCAGGGCGGCCTTTCTAGATTCATTGGCCAGGGTCTTCATATGATTTGCATAGTCGGCGTATATGTTTTCTACCTGGCTCCCCGACGACAGAGAATATGCGTCGTTTGCCCAAGCCATCTTAGTAGTCTTTATAGTAGACTTTTTAATATTGCCGTCTTTGTCAGTGTATGTCTTCCCCGTGTAAATATAGCGCTTCTTACCTGTGGCTGGGTCTATCTTTATACGATAGTCGTCAACTCGTTTGTCACTCTTAGCTTTTGAAATAAGAGTACTGGCTCCGCCGCGAGTCGAGCCTTGGTACTTAGCGCTAAGTTCCGCAATTCCATTATCCTTATACGATTGGCGATAATCATAGTGATGCTTAACGCAATCGATAACAACCATCGAGTGACGAACCGCTCGTTCTATTTCACGATCGTCGGCACCCTTGATGGTCATGTCTGTAATAAGATTCGAGACTTCGCCCATCAATAACTGCTTGCGGGCATCAGTAACCATGGGGACTTTGGTAGAATATGACTTTCCATCTTTATCCTTTTTGGTTGCAGTGTGATACCAATCGGAATCGGATACGGCGTATTTGCCAGGATCGAAGTTCTTAAGACCAGACAACTCGGGTGAATTCTTTATGCCCGTTCCACGAATAGGAATAACGGTTACAGTGTCGCCGTCAAAGTCGGCACCAGACAACCGTGCAGCAACTTTGGAATTTATGCCAACAGCATCGTGCGTATTACCAAGCGTCTTTCGGCATTCAGGGTTCTTGTTGTTGACCTTAACGATTGGCATTTCGAATCGACCAGCGTGCGGATATCGCACAAGCGCTACATACTCGCCATCCTTATAGTCTGGTGCATAGATCTCCGTATCTTTCAGCGAAGTGAATGGCAGAATAACGTGAGTAGCCTGCCTTGGAAACGCAGCAGCCTTAAGATGAACAGCAGCAGAATCGCAAGACTCAGCGTAATCGTTTAGCATCTTGGCTTTAACAACTGGGTTGGTAAGAGAATTAAGCTCTTCAAATTCAGCATCTTTAGCAGACGCAGCTTTTCCCAATTGCTTACGCACGACGTCAATAGGCTGCTTGGACAAGAACTGTGACGGAAGATTATGAGACCAAGTCGCCCACTCGCCTTCTTCGTTTACAATATTAACAGCGCCAAGCTTGCCTTTCGGATTCTTGTCAGTAACACCATAATGTATCTGAGTCTTAATGGCCGCGCCAAAAGGATTGAAAATATCGACAGTGTCGGTGTCTTCACCCGTAGCCGGATCCTTAACCTTTTTCATCGGCTTTAAGACTTTTTCAAAAGGCGTGCCAGACTTCTTGTTGGTGTTGAAACGAATATCGACACCATCGGGTAGGTCGTCGGAATAGACAGCCATGCCCTTCAAATATAGGTCGCCTTCAACACCAATTCGAACCTGAGCATAATGATTCTTGCCAAGACTCAAGTCTTTAACACCGGGACGAATTTCGATAAGACCATCTCGATCGACGCCACCTTCGTCACCATACTTGATCTGAATCCGATCCTTTTTAATGCGAACCGGATCCTCGATGTGGCGAATGTCATTACCAAACGGATCTTCACAATATAAGCCAGGCGTCTGAATCTTTGTCTTGTTCTTAGCCACATCAGCAAACGACATGTCTTTAGGCGCAAGAACTTGGATCGTTGTCTGCTTGCCTGTTCCCATCTGATACGTCTTAATGTTGTAGCAATTATAGCCTTCGGCTTCCAGCAACGCTACAGCATTCTTCTTCATTGTCTCAGTAACGCCAATGCGCGCCTCTGCGCCACGGCCAACATCGATCGGCCCCTGCTTCTCGACTGCCTCGCGCAAGGCATTCGCTGTATTGTTGAGCTTCTCCGAACGTTGCTTTCGCGCATCGTCCAAATATGATCGAAGCGTAGACTCATTAACACCAAGCTCGCGAGCCGCAGCAGACTGAGAATAGCCCTTGTCAATAAGATCCTGAGCCCGATTGACCTCAGCCATACGCTTCTCGTTACGAGCCAGAGTATAGCGAGCACGAAGTTGCGTTGTGGTCATGTTCATAGCAGCCGCAATATCGGTTTCAGAAACACCCTCGTCCTTCATCCGCTTGACATGCCAATAGAAATTAGCAGCAGACTGATATGGATTCTCACCAGATCCCCACGGATATCGTCCAGAGTGACGTGGTGTTCCGTAATGCTCAAGCCATTCGTTATAATCTTTTTCAGCTATAGCAAACGTCTCTGAGTATAGTTCTTTAGTTAAAATAACGCTCACGATTCACTCACCTCCGTGTCAAGATCGCTAAGAATAGATTCGAAGTTTACAATTGTATCCATGATTGAACATAATACATCGGGATCGGCAGTTTCTTCTATAACTTCGTCGCATTGGTAAATGCGAAGAATCGTAGTAATATCGTGCGGATCGTAATTATACTCTAGAAAGAACAGACTAGCATAAATCTCAAGTTGTTCCATGTGTGCAGGAATATAGCCAGTCTTAAGATCGTGTATTCGTAGAAGATGCTTCTTCTCGTTATACTGAATGGCGTCTGCTGTTCCAAAGCAATGCGGCGAAAAATATAGCGTTTGCTCAGAACGCATACGGTAACCAATAGCGTCATTAACAAATGCATTCAGCGTGTTGTTGTTCCTAGGAAGCCTAACACCCATGTTTATAAGATCGCTAGCTAAAGCGTGCAGCTTTGTTCCACGCTCTTTAGCCGCCTGATTCAAATATACTTGACGTAGCTTCTCGGAATCATAGTTAAGCCAGTGGTATCCACTAGGCGATAAGAACGAATGCTTACCGGCTAACTCCCAATGCTGATTCCATTTCATTTAGTACCCTTTCTTCATTCTCTGGAAATATGAAGCTTGCGAAAGACATGCGATTCATAAGATTAACGTAGTAATCTTGATTAGGTCGATGCTTCGCATTCGACGACTTTTTGCATTCAAGCATAGCCCATCGGTCGTTCCACAGGATAAGCAAATCAGGGACTCCCTGCATGTACTCAGGATCGTTCTTCAAAATTATACAATCTGGCAAACGATTCGTGATTCTCTTTATTAAGCCTGCCTGATACTCATTTTCTGTAGACGACATGCAGGTCAGACCTCCAACTAAACGAAAAAAGGACGCTAAAAAAGAAAGAGGAAAAGTCATATTCTATT